GCTATCTGCATTAGAAACCTCCTTTCAGGCCATCCAATATCTCTGACAAACTAGGCCGTTTGTCTTTCTTCTCGTAAAGACAACTAAACACTTTAGGACACTCAGAAAAACTTTTTGTAGGGTAATGGTAACCCAAGCCACCATACCCTGCTGTAAATCTGTATACACAAACTTTTTGGTCGTTTGCATCTGTAAACCTCTTCCACAAGTGGCACTGCACATGGGTCGGGTTAGCGACTCCTGCAAGCGTTACTGATAGTATTAACGCATTTATCACTGTGTAGCCAACATTATTAAATACATACCACCACCTAACATACACAGTATACCCAAACTTAACCCACCTATAGCCATGTTATTCTGTATTTGGCGTTTGGCTTCCATAGCCTTATATACAGTCTCTTCTCGTTCAGCACGTATCTTGCGCCGCATACCCAACATCTCGTCGTAAGTCCCCAAGCCAAACCTATAGTCCAACATGAACTTAATCTCTTTTTCTTTCTCTATCAAAGTCTTCTTGCGGATTACAATATCCATAGCTTCTTGCTCTATGTTATCGGTTCCGTGTGTTTTTTTATCTAGCCACGTTGGATTTTTACGTTGAGACTCTGCTTTGGTTATATCTGCAACCGCACAGTACCACTGCCCGAGCTGTTTGCTAACGTCTTGCATCTCACGACCAGCACCGACTAACATTTTCACGCCTTTAAACGCTGCGTTAGCTGCTGCAAAAGCTGTAACTGGATCAATCATATATTGTTACCTCTGCAGGATTGACCACTTTTGGAACGCAGTACGCTGTTCCGTAATCCTGTATGTCGGGGTATCCGTAACGCCTTACAATCTCTCGGGCGTAGTAGTTGCAGTGATCTAGCCTGTAGAAGTATATGTCTTCGCTGGTGAGAGTGCGGCTAGAACCTATTCCTATGTAAAGAACCAACGCGAAAACGTGTACCACATAACTTACTCCATACGGTTTAAGATCGCTAGTAACATCAAGATAGTGGCACCTGATGTACCTATTAGAACGGTCTCAAGACGCTTTATTCTAGTAAAGACCTCTTTAAATTGTATTCTAACTTCTGTTTGCACAGCAATCATATCCCGCTCCAGCGCCGAGATGCGCTCATTCATATCTGGCATTACTCACCGTTAGGGTCTAGCGGTACAAAGTTATCAGAAGATAAGCTGTCGGGCCAACCAGCGGCAGTAGGTAAATCTCGTAATTCTTGACGATATGTTGTCCAAGCATCAGAGGGAGTTTGGTCTGACGCAAATCGCCAATCTGTTTCTTGCAATTTTATATCTCGCCATTCTCTATATTGTTCTTCTAACAAAACGGCTGGCACATTAGGTTGTCGGTAGAAGTTCCAAGGCGCGACTTGGCGCAAAAGCCACGGGTCATTTATAGTTTCTAAATAATTATAATAGGGTTTCATTACTCAACTCCAATTAAGATTTCAGTACTGCTAACAGCTAAACCAACAGACTGTTGATCGTCCGTACCTTGTGTAGTTGTTATAGCTCCATCGACGGGATTCGCATAATACTGTGATCCCGGACTAAGACTGCTATGGCCTGTTGATAAACCACCAACAGTAGCAATATTAACAGTACCACCATTACTTACAGCATTGCTAGATATACCTACTACCGCGCCCAGATTGGAAAAGCCAAAGGGAACAACCGTCCCCGACGTACTGCCACCGTAACCATCATTAACAGCTACCGCAGAGCCATCTTGCTTGTACAAAGCCATGTGGGATACACTACCTACCGAAAAAGAGTTTTCGACTAGGCTAGTTCCTGCTTCTGTACCATCAGTGGTAATAACAACCATAGTTCCAGCACTTGTAATAATCCTAGCTCCCGTAGTGTTTGATCCATATGGACGACTTGTACCCTTTATGTTCGGATCATACTCCTGTGGAAAATCGTATAAATCATTTCCTGATTTGTTTTGCCATACGGGGTCTGTTCCGCTTGTATCAATTATGGTAAACCAACCCTTAGTTCCATAAGTAGTATTATTAGTGGCCCCACCTTGACCCTCTTTGCCATATTGAACAGCGTAAATCATTTTTTTGCTAGTTCCATCTTGAGTCAAAGCGATGAAACCAATTCCACCATAACTACTACTGTTCCAACCAGAATCGACAGTAGCACTTTTAGTGCCTGAAGCTGTTCCAGAGCCTCTTTGAATTGTCGTGACACGCACATCAGCGTTAGTGTTGGCATTAGAGGTTGTGATAACAACTACTTTTTTAGTATCGTAATCTACACCAACGCCTCTTTTACTTGCAGAGTAATTGGAAGCTATCGTAGTCCAACTGCTAGCCAAAGAAATTTGGCCGTTAGAAGCATTTTGACTTCCAAATTTTATATAGGCATTAGAATCTTCACACTTAACAACGAAAAAATAACCTTCTTCAGTAGACCCTATTTCCCATGACCCCGCAGACGCCCCACCGTCTATAGCTATTGTATTTGCGGAATTTACAACTACACTACCTGCATTTCCAGTTGTGTAAGCTCCACGAACATATGCCTGACCGTTGTTCCCATATAAACCAATTACATAGGCACGATCCGCAGTAGCAGTCCCTCCGTATTGATAATTTGCATTAGTAGCTGGATCAGCCGCCCAACTACTTTCAGAAGAAGTTGTCACAGTCCCATCTGAATTTAGGGTACATGCAACTATCTTGCCTCCTCCAGCCTGTAAAGCGTGGACAAATTCTGTGAAGGATGGATTTACAGCTATAGCCCAGAAAGAGTATCCCGTGCTTGAAGTCGTATATGTAGTTGGGCCAGAAAGTTTAACGGGGACTTTCCCAGTAGGGGATAGTTGTACCTGTTCAGCATTTCCATCAGGCCGTATTTGAACTCCTTTTCGTATAGCTATTGCCCCTGTCGCTGTTTTAGACAAAGCACCAGCAGTGGCCCCTGCCGCCGCCCATGAAATGTCTGTACCATCAGAAGTAAGAACAGTATCAGCCGCGCCTCTGGCTAATCTAGCCGTTGCGCCAGAAGCATTGCCGTACAGAATACTGCCGCGAGTAATAGCGTCTAATTGGTTTATTTCAGTCGCAGTGCTTGTGACGCCATCCAAAATGTTTAACTCGGCAGTGGTGGACGTAACGCCGTCCATAATGTTTAACTCAGCAGTTGTGGCAGTAACGCCATCCATAATGTTGAGTTCTGCGGTTGTAGCAGTAACGCCGTCAAGAATATTTAATTCAGCCGCAGTGGACGTAACGGCTGTACTGTTAATAGAAAGCGCGTCCGTCTCAAGAGTTCCATCAATATCTACATTGCCGCTAATATCTACATTGCCGCTAATATCTAATGACGTACCTGTTAGAACCCCCGTGACGCCAAGAGTGCCACCAACAGTTGCGTTGGTAGTTACAGCAAGATTAGTGACGCCTAAAGTGCCAATCTCAGCCATTGCTGCGCCAGAACCCGCGCCGTCTGAATAAACAACCTTAGTTTGCCCTGTTGGGATTGTTACGTTGGCCCCAGAGCCTTGCGAGATAATAATGCTTTGAGAGCCGCTTGTGCCGTTCTCAATGTACCATGTCTTGCTAATAGAGTTGGGCGCGATTGTAATAGTGCAGGTGCTGTCTAGCGTTCCTGTATACTTCAAATACAGAGAGCGACCCGGATCGGTGGCTCCATCTGCAATTGTTGTGGTATGCGTATCGGCGTTGGTAGTAATGGCTTCGGTACCAAAACTAAGAGCCTCTGCAATTAGCTCAAGGTTTGTATTAGTTGTAGCGCCCCATGTACCAGATTGTTCGCCATCACCAATCTCTTCTAGCCGAAGATCGTTTCCATATGTACTAGCCATGTGAGTTTCCTAAGCAGATAAGTTGTTTAGTTTATACCGCGCCTATTGTTAAGACGCAACGTTTTTCAGATTACGCAACTACAGGCACCCAATTTGCGTTATTTGTGGGGCTAATCTTTTCCCACACAAACGTATCACCTATTGCTCCTGTAGCAGATACACCCGTAACAGCAAAGGCTTGGTTTACACTTACAGTACCTACAGCGCCTGTACCTGCTACTCCTGTGGCATAGTACCCAAAATCAATAGTCGAAGCGCCCGAAGACCCTGTTCCCGCTACCCCAGTAACAGTATGGTTAGCTACGCCTGTTATAGTTACAGAGCCAACACCGCCAGTGCCAGACACACCCGTGGCTGGTATATTGGCAGAGCTTGTCTGTGTTATGCTGCCAACTGCACCTGTTCCTAAAACCCCAGTTGCATTTAAGGTAGCTTTACCGCTTACCGATGCAGAACCAGAAGCACCTGTACCCGATACACCATTTACAGTCTGATTTACGCCGCTGGTATTACTCGTTGTACCTATTGCCCCAGTACCAACAACCCCTGTCGCTGATTGGTTTACAGAACTCGTTTGAGTTATACTGCCTACTGCGCCAGTACTTGTGACCCCTGTTGCGGGTATGTTAGCTGTTAGGTCTATGGTAACGCCACCAACAGCGCCAGCACCTGCCACACCGCTTGTTATATTGGCGTTAATACCTACTCTTGTTACGGTAGCGCCTACTGAACCTGTCCCAGAAACACCCGTTACAGGAATTACTGAGTTTGACGATACAGATGCTGTACCGACTGATCCTATAGAATTAAGACCAATTACCGTAAGATTACCATCAGACTCAGTTACAACAGTGTTAAGAACAGATGTGCCGCTAACCCCTGTAGCTGCTATGTTAGCTACGCCCGTAGTGGTCACTGACCCCACGGACCCAGTGCCTGTTATACCTGTAGCAGTTAAGTTTGCGACTCCAGTAACCGTTACAGAGCCAACACTTGCTGTTGATGAAACCCCTGTAACGGAAATATTTGCCGCGCTAGTGGTAGTTACACTACCAACCGAACCTGTAGCGGCTATGCCTGTAACGGGCTGCGTTACGCCGCTAGTAGTTGTTACACTGCCAACAGCCCCTGTACCCGCTACGCCTGTAACAGATACTCCTACTTGTAAGCTATTCCAAGAGCCAGAACTCCAACCGCCACGGCCCCAGCCAGAAAAAGGTAGTGGCATGGGTTATACCCTCAATTAGGCGATACGGATAATTGCATTACTTGCGTCTGCGGTAGGCATAACTACGGTAAAGTCACCTGCACTTGCAGCCTTATCGCTACCAAAGTCCAGTACACAAACCGTTGGATCACCCGAAGCTGCTTCGTTAAAGATCAACGCGCCACGGACTCCTGTAAGTGTTACATTACTAAATACAACATTGTCCATATCTACAAGAGCCGTTGTGCTAGATGCGACAGGGGTAACTGTGGTTATAGCGTTACCTTTAGCGGTATAATTTGTGCCACTGACTTCGTTGCTAGAAGTATAAGCTGTGGTAGCTGCATTAAAACTTGCGCTGTTTGTGTACATTGCTAGCTTAAATACGTTAGATGCAGCGGTAAAATTGTGGACACCCTTCAAAACTTCAACTTTGAAAGAGGTACACATAAAGTTTCCTGAGAATGCCATTTACATTTTCCTTATATATTCGGCTAGTTTTTTATGACCAGCATCACTGATTGCATTATATACAGTAGTTCTATCGCTTTGGATAGCCTGTTTCATGTAGACTGCAATTACAGCCTTCATACGTTCCTTGTGAGCCAAGGCTTGATCTCTAATCACGGGGGGCGCATCATTCGACACGATTATCAACCTATCAACGCATAGTTCCGCGACTTCTTCAGGGGTAAAGCCTCGGTTATTAGTAGTTCGGACTCCGACGCTACCAACAGACATTTCAAACGGCATATTCATCTAAAGTTCCCATCCCTGTAACTATCGCCTTTGCTGGCGGCATCAATAACGGACAACTGTTGTAGCGCAGACTCATATCGCTCTCTGTATGACTGCATAACGTCAGGATCGCCCTTCATAAACGTGTACGCCTCTACCAAAGAACCATAAAGAAGTACAGTGTCAGCGTTCTCACCAAGCCAAGACGTGCTTGTAGTAACAATAGACTTAGGCTCAAAGTAGTAATGTAACTCTACGGTATATGTAGCATTAGGCGTTGGACCTATAATAAAGTGTCCGTCTGTAGCCGCTGTTATAGCGTCACCATCAAACTGACCGTAATATTTAGGTACACCTTCTGTAGCTGTTACGGGGTACGCTTCCCGCATAAAGTTAACGTCTTTTTCTAACAAGTACGTGTACGCCGCTGTAGTAGGGTCAATAATTGCTAGAGAGAATACCGCTAAGAAATCAGCAGGGCGTTCTAGGTATTGGTTCCCTTGAAAAAGAGTACCCGTACTGTTGGACCTAACTTCGGGTATAGTAACAGTACGGAATATACGTTGCTCCGCTTGCTGGACAAACGTAGGGATCAAAGAAACAAATGTTGCTTCTGTGTTCTCTGTATAGTCTTTTATAGCTTGCGTAAGCTCAGTATAGTTCATTACTCGGCCTCGCTGTACAAGTTGTCGAATATTTGCGTTACATCTAATGTGTAGTCTAAATCAGATTTAGAATAATGTATATGTTGTGATGGTTTAAAGTCTGGTGCGCCTTCACCTGTTTCAAACCACGCAGGATGTGTTACCCGTACTCTGTTGTTAGGTAACGCCACTATATTGCCTGTCCACTTACCCGCATCTAATAGCTGTAGCACATGCGCTTGTTTGTGTTGCGCTGGATCATCTGCTACATCTGTATCGGTATAGTCTACAGTAAACAGGTACTTAGCAGGAAAAAACCCTCCTGCGATCTTAGCCATCCACGGGCAAGGTGACGCCCTGTCAAGCGTATATACCGCATGTGTATGAGAAGGGCAGTCCCAAGG